CCTCTACCAACTCTTTCTTCAAAAGTATGTCGAAGTGGAGTAATAGTAGTATCCGATGAGTCATAGGTATCAGTTTTGCCAATACCAATATAAAACTCATTTGAATCAGAAGTATTTTGTACTTCTGTTAATAAATCACTTGCTAGTTTTCTTTTAAATGGATCTGTTACAATTGCTGTCATATTATGCCACCGTCGTTACTGATTGGTTACCACAAAGGAACCAGTTTGTTCCATCCCAAATACATGTCGCTGCCTCATTTTGGGCAATTGCGAAACTTGTACCAGCTGCAAAATTAGTTGGTGTTATTGTTGCAACACCGGCACCTTTATTTGAAAATATTTTTTGTTCTCCAACAACCGTACCATCTGCAAGACTAATAGCAAGTGTTGAAGCTTTATTACATATAATATATGATGCCGCAGTTGAGGCCGCACCATCAGCTGTTATTGTAACAGCTTTTAAAGAAAACTTAGATTGAATGTCTACAGAACCTGTACCTTTACCAGCAAGTTCTAGATTTAAATTTGTTCCACCTCCAACAGCATCAATAGTTGGACTATTACCTGAAGCAGTATTTCCGATCGCAATATTATTAATTGCAGAAGCTGCCTTTGTAAATGTAATTAATTCATTACCACTTGAGTCAACAATTAAACTCATTTTTGGAGAGTTAATAGTTGGAGCAGATAACGTTTTAGCAGTTAATGTTTGAGTTGCATCGTTAAGTGTAACAATACCACTAGCATTTGGTAATTGAATTTGTCTATCTGCTGTCGCATTAACTGCGGTAAGTCTTGTTTCGTAATCATCTGGAGTAGCACCTTCAAATACTACAGCGCTATCTTCAAGTGTTATTTGCGAAGACAGGTTATCGCTATCGCCTCCGCCAAGTGCGCGATAGATCTCAACAAAATTATCATTTATCTTACCACCAGCCGTACGAAGCGTATCGCCATTACCGTCATTAGCTGATGACCCGATTCCTATATTTTTTCGTGCCATGTTTTTATCCCGTTTACCTTATTTATATCGAAGAATCTGATGAAATTCGAGTAAATATGTCATTATCCATAGTTTCTGTTGTCATTGCAAAGTCTGGTCGTCCGCTAGTATCACTATCATCAAACTTAAATGAGTTTGGAGTGAGAAGTGTTTTAATATCATCATAGTATGTAACAAGTAGAGATGCGGTAAGATCCGAATCATTTCCATAACGGCTAATATCTTGTTCAGGCTTAAAGCCAATACGGAATGTTGTACCATCCGATGAATCTTGTAGTCCAGTAGTTTCACCAAAAAGTGTGTTAGTTTCAAAAGATGCCGTACCTGCAAAAAGTGGATTTGTTTCTTCAACTTCAAGTGGATCATGTAAAGTTATAACTGTTCCAATATTGGTTTCAGTTTGTACTAAAACATCACCGGCAAAATGAAAACCTGCAGGATGTACAAATCTTTTATATAGCTCTTCATAATCTGAAACTGAAAGACCGGACTTAATTAATATAGAAAAAATCTGAAAACGTCTTGCATCTTGAATAAATTTCTGTGAATCAAATCCAATTTCATCTTGGCCTACAATAAATATATCTCTTTTTGGATATATAACTTCTACTTCTTGTCCAAAAAATCCACGGAAAAATCCTTCGGCAGCTGGCTTAGTTCCTTTTTGTTGGTAAAAATTACCAAGTAATCTTGCCATAAGCCTAGGCTTTTCAAAGAAAGAAGATTGAGTTAATCCGTTACCAATCTCTCCAATAATCTGATCTAAAAAATCTTCATCTGTATCTGGGATATCTCTTGAGGCAAATATATCTTGAATCTTTTGATGAAAATTAAATTTGCCCTGATCACTATCGAGAAATTCTTCATAAGCTTCTAAAAATTGAATAAACTTAGGATTAGACTGTTCAAACCATTCAGGTAAAACAGTCGATACTTCTGATCTTTTAAGAACAGGTTCTCTACGATTTTTATCTACCGATGTAATTGCCATTTTATGTCGTTAAAGTTGTAGTTGTATTCTGAAAATCGATAGTACCAGCAGCTGATGTTTTACCAGTATCTAATTTTATAATATAGTTCCTTAAAGGTTTGACAGTATTTTGGTTTGCCGGAGTGACTGATATTTTTATTGCTGATCCGCTAAATGCTGTTACTGTTCCTCCAAATCCAGAAATACTAACTTTACCAGTAGTTTGATTATAACTACCTATGTTATCAAAAATAACAGTACCATTAGTAGCATCAAATATTTCAAGAGTAGTAGAAGATAATTTATTTCTTATAATACACGTGCTTCCATTTATTGTAAAAGTAGTCGACACTAATATTCTATTTACATCGTCTGGTGTTGCTAATGCTACTGGAAAAGCTATTTCATAATCTGCAACAGTATTTAATGTTGGAGTAAAGCTTTGTTGAACTTTAACAGATGTATCAGAATTTAAAATAGCCGGTGATATTGCATCAATAACAGTTATAAGTTGAGATTTTCTAAATACACTATTAAATTTTCCAAGGTTAGTACTAAAGAATGATGCTGCTTCTGTTTTAATATTTGATTGAATAGCATCAAGTGTTAAATTTGTAAGGTCTGGATCAAAATCAAAAGTAATAGCTAATTCTATAAACGTATCAACGGGATCTAAAAATTCTGTATCAATTGACATTATTCCTAAATTAGGAGCAATTACATTTTGAATTGTATTTTTAGTAGCTGTTTGTACAGCCGAAGAAATGTTATCTTTAAATTTAAGCGATACATATACATCACCAAAAGTTGCTGGAATATTATCTTCACCACCCCATGATACGACATCATCTAATATTTGAGTAAATCTTTGAGAAATAATAGCTTTATAATCTTCCGCAGTAACTAATCTTTGCTGTGATGCAAATGAGATTGGAGCATTAGATTTAATTGATTCAATAGATTCTTTTTCTGAACCTCCGGCAGAATTAACTGTAGTTGTAACCGTTGGTGTATAAGCGGTGCCGCCAATTGTAATAGTAGAATCAGCTGTAAATGAAGATATTGAATTAGCATCTGCGGCATTTGTTGCAAGATATGTTATGACAATTTTATTACCTGCAGTCGGAGATTGGCCTAGGACATTACCTTCTCCAAATATAATCTCAAAGTTACCATTAGGAGTTTCCCGAATAATATAAACTTTTGAATTTGTATCAATTCTTACAACACTTTCAATGTCATTATAGGTACTAAAGGTGCTTGATGTAGTAGTATCAAATACATCAACCTTTAAAGTAGTTTTATCTAAATCTGCATCTGGAATAACATAAACTTGATTATCGGTAGTTTCACCTACTAAAAATGTTTTAGTTTTTTGAGTTCCTTCTGTAATTTTAATTGCAGTTAACCCATCATCTGTTTTATATTCAAATGTACCTGTTCCGTCATTTGTAGAGGTATGTGCTTCTAGTGTTTGGAATGTATAAGTTGTATCACCAAGTGTTCCAGTAAATGTAGTAAATGCAGGAATAGTTGAAGTAGAAGTAATAGTATCTGAAGTTGTAACTGTTAATCCTATTGTAGCAGTTGCTCCAGTTTTTGATGCCGGATAATAACCTACAGTCTCAGCATGAGATACAACTGATGATCTAAGCTGAGCTGAATTTAAAAATGATTCATTAATTGCAAAGTTTGCTATAAGTCCATTAATATGCGTATTATATGCTAATACATCTAAAATATTATTTAATCCTGATGCTTCAAAATCATAATCAGCAAATTCTGATTTAGCTTGAAGATAAGTTTTTAAATTTGCCTTGATTGTATCAAAATCAAGATCTGATGATCTAATAACGGCCATTACCTTAACCTCGCGAGATTTATACTGAGTTCTTGTGTTTCTTGAACATTAACAACTTGAAATACTACCTTTACATTGACTGAATTTTGATCTGGTAATAATGTAGCTCTTACTCTTCTTAAAATTGCTCTCGGTTCAAAATTTGCAATAGCTTGAGCTACATTATCTTCAATTTCAAGTTCATCAAATTCAGTATCAAGATTAAATAAAAAAGCATTTAAATTTCCACCAAACCTTGGACTAAAAGGCTTTTCGCCAAAATTAGTTAATAATAAATTTTTTACAGCCTGTTTAACTGCTCCCGCATCGTTCTTCTTAAAAATATCTTTATTGCCTTTAATAGCAAATGTTAAATCAAGATCGCTATACGCTTTATTTCTTGAAGTTGTTATCGATACGGTATCAATTGTTCCGTCTTCTATTGAAAATATTCGTGCCATAACTCTATTTATACCTATCCGGCGAAAACATTTGAAGAACCTTCAGCAACTGATGTACAAGTTGGATCACCAACTCTACCACATCCTTTACTATTTACAAACACTCTTATTGATCCTAAGCTTATTGGTGCCGAATGCCCAGGACAAGGAGCAGGTGGAAGTAAATGTCCGGTATTATTGTCACCTACTCTGCTTATACCTCTACCATTTACAAATACATTTGTTGAAGCACCGTCTCTTACCATACCCGAACAGTGCGGTACATCGGCATCGCCCTTTCTAGTTACTGCGGGCACGTTCAATCTCCATTAGTTTTTTAAATTTATTATGCCATTGTTCTATTTCTTCATGTTGCTCATCTGTATGCGGTTCCGGAGGAACCGCTGGAGCAAATTTAATAACATGATCAAAAGAATCTGGTATATCATCATAATTTGTATATGTTTCTAATATACCATTTTTTAAAATTTTAAACTCATGCATCATGGGTTCAGGTCAATCTTCTTAGTTGTATCTTCCGTTTCAATTAAAATATTTCCACCAGTTGATTTAATTGAAATATCGTCATCAACCGTAATTTCTAATTTACCTGTAATATGAATTTTTTCATTGCCAGTTGTT